GACTTGCACCTCGTCTAATGGTGTAACTACTACGTGGTACTTCATAGTTCTACCTCCTTACTAACTAAGATTGTAGTAGTCTCTCTGAAGTTGGTAGCCAAAGTAAATTCAGCAAAAGCTTCATCATAGGTGTAGAACATTTTATGGCATGAGCCATCAATGTAAAGGAAGTAACGAGTGCCATCATATCGGCAGACTTCTTTAATCTCAAAAAGTGTTTTCATTTGTTTAACGTATTAGGGGTTGGTAATTCTTTGTAGGGTGTTGCGTGAATCTTATTTAGAACTGCTTCTAACTCATCAATTCTTTTTTGGTAATATGTATCTCTATCAATATTTCCATCCTTTTGATTTTTCCAATCATTTTGTGCTAAAATTATAGCCTCTGTAATTTGTACCACATCTTCTAAGAATAAAAAAATGGTTTTAGAAAAGTGTAATTCTTGGCTCATTTGCTTATGTGATTTGGTTGTGATTCTAATTCTGCTGTTTGAGCATCGAATGTGCCAGCGATTAACATTCCTGCGAAGAGGACTAAGATGATGAGTAGTGCTTTTTTCATTTGCTTATTTTGGTTTTAGTTGTTATGCTTCAATGAATACGCAAGTGTAATCACACTCTAAATCATAAACTGATTCTACTTGTGCGTTAGCTGAAAGGAAATAGTTAGCAATTCTGTTCATTGCTCTTTCGTTTTTTCCTTCAAAGTGAAATGTAAAAGATTTTTCACCTCTGATTGTAAAGTCAACTGCAATTCCTGCTACGTGTGAAATTACTTGTTTTACTGTGTTTGTTTTCGTTGTGCTCATCTTGTTTGGTTTATTTGTTATTGATTATTGTTTAGCAAATGTACTACTAAATTTTAGATATGCAAAAGAAACCTTACTAATTTTAGCAAAGTTATTAACAAAGAAATGTTAGTTTAGAAAAGTAGAGTGAAGATAATACCCCCTACAAATGAGATAGGTATACCTATTAGCGCTACGTTGCGCCAAGATTCTTTACGTGCGCTTTGTTTACTCAGCTCTTCCTGTGCTGCGCTTAGATTACTTGCCATGCGCTGGTTAAGTAAACTGTATTCATCTATAGTTTTAGCCTGGTCCTTAATGACAAAAGATGCAATACTATCACTTTTTGATAATAAGCCTACCTGAGCTTTGAGATAATCTCTTTCTGCCTTTAACTTAAGTAGTGATCTTACTTGCTCAGTCGTTAGACTGACCAGGGTATCTCTCTCCGGCAAGGCTTGAGAGTAGATTGTGCATGGCACGCTTGAGGCCATTACGGTCAAGAGAATCAATAGCGCTAATGTTTGCTTCATATCTTTCTTTGTTACGTTCTAACTGCACATTCAGCTGTGCAATCTCTTGCATGCGCTGCACGTTGGTAGCCTCTAAGCTATCTATCACATGAGTAGCTCTATCAGCTCTTCTCTCATAGCCATCTAAAGCTTTCTTACTATCCTTTAAAGCTATGTAAAGGCATTGAATAGTTATGCAGATGGTTAGTGCCACTACCATAACTGCAGCTGCTTTAATTTGAGTCTTGGCTTCCTGTGTCATTTGATTTCTTTTTAGCAAAGATAGATTCTATAACTGTTAATCCTAATCCACTACCTGCTAAAATAAGCAAGCCATCAAACATGTATTCAGGGCATTTGTAATCTGTAAAGGTGCCGATGTAAGAAAGATTAATGCACACAAGTAATGCTATTATAGACGCTACTCTTTTAGAGCTCGCATCCCCCTCATTACTGAATATACTCTTCAGCCATTTCATCTCTTCCTACGCATCTTGTAAATGGTATAGATAGATGCTGCTGCAGATAAGATTAAGCAAAATATTTTTAGTGCAAACTCTACATCTAACATCCATGCAGGCACAGATAAAAGAATACTGCTAACTGTACCGGTTACTCCCTGTGCTACTTGCTGTTGGTGATTCATCATGATTCGTGAAGTAGTGTGTAGGTAAAAGATTTCTTACCTGATTTAATGCAGGCCTGAATAAGCTCTTTGAATTGTGCTCCATTATTTAACACTTGGCATCCAGCGCTCCACTTATCTATATTCTTAGATTCAGTAGATTCATTAGCTCTGTGTATGTTAATTCCAAATAGGCCTGTATCTTCTTTACCTTGCTCCTCAGCTACGCTATCTTTATCGGCATCTCTAAATACTGTTACTTTCTTTGCTTGCTTTAATGCAGTGTATTTGCCCTGATGCAAGCCTATTACATAAGTGTCTACGTATTGCCCTGCCTTCAAAACTGCTGTGCCTAAAGAATTCATAGGAGAGTTAAGCCAAAATGTACCCGGGTTAGTAGTTCCGGTATACCAATTTACCTGATCACCTTGCACCAATCCTATTAGATCATCAAATTTATTAGGCTCGTTAGCTTTACTGCGTATACCTACTACGTGAATAGTGGGCCACTTATAGGCAAGCTCTGTAAACTGAGCCTTAAGCTCTTCTATTGTTAGTGCTTTCATTCTTTCTTAATTCTTTATCTCGTTTATTTAGGTAGACTTTTAGCTTTCGCTCATAGTCTCGTCTTGTAATTTGCTCCTTTGTTAGCTTCATTCTTAGTTAGTAAAGTCTCTTACTCCAAATCTGTACCATGGATTAGCAGCATTGTTAGCGCCTCGGCTAAATGCTACCTGGCTCTGCCTATTAACTACTCTTAGAGGTGTCTTTTCAGGGCTTGTGTTAGTGCTGTATTCAGGATAGCTGCCGCTATTAGCGCAAAGGTAATCTACTAACATCTGAGTATAGTAGTTAGCGTTCTCTCTTGCCATATCTCTTAGAGATGATAGTTCACCTTGAGTAATGGCTGTAGTGTTCTCAGATTGACGTGTAACTAAGTTACCGTTATCATGCTTGTACATCAGCATCGGATAAAGCTCTACCATGGTCCACCAAGCCGTTGGCTTAACAATGTACTCATTTAATAAAGTCTCATACACTCCAGCTAAAGTGTTATTAAAAATATCATCTTTAATCTTATTGCTAAGATTAGTGCCTAACCAAAGAGTGATGTACTTATCTTGTGCTAAGTAAATTGCAGGCCTAATTAAGTTAGTATCTACAGCCTCATTCAGCTGTGTATATTTCTTTAAAAATTCCTCGTTAATGAAAAGTATTTCGGGTGCTATTGCCATGGTATTAGTGTTTAATTAAATTGGATTAACTCTGCCATTATCAGGCATATCAAATGGGCGAGTATTAGCTGTAGCAAAGTCTTTAGCAATGTCTTTTAAAGGCATACCTGCTCTGATTGCTTTTGCTACTGAGATAGGATCAGATGACTCTAAGCCATTATCAGCAACGAATCTACCCTTCTCTCTCTTGCGGAAATAAACTCTGCGCTCAAAATTATGCTTGCAATTTACTCCACCTTTATACAGCCATACTGAATAAGTAGTACTGCCTCTTTGTGCTAAGCCTGGATTTAAAGTATTAGTATCAGGCTCCATGGCTTGTAAATCTTCGTAACGATATACATAACCATTGCTTGCAGCGTTAGCCATTTGTCTGCAGAATTTTCTACTTTGTGCGCTTGTATTTTTTGTGTAAGCGTATCTCACCTTGTATAAGCCGCTATCCATTTCAGATGGCTTATCAGGATCAGAGTAGCTTCTAACTGAGGCAAGATTAACAGGCTCAGCTTCTATAAGCTCCCACTCCTCTTCGTCTACTATCTCGCCCTTATCTTCTAAGAATTCACACCACCAATTCTCATCCTCATCGGTAAAGATTGGAGGCTTCTCTTGTGGATCTAAATTAGTCTTTTTTTTTTCTAATTGAGTTGTTGCAGTTTGTGCAACAGTTGGTAATGGAGCAATTTCATTTCCGAAAATATCGTTAGCCTCAATAAATATATCAGCCACTATGCCCATACCTCTAAATATCTCCTCAAGTGATTCCGTTACAATTTGTTGGTAAGGCTCAATGATATTCTTATTAAAGATGCGATAGGCGCTCTTCATCTCATCAGCATTACTGCCTAATCCTCCTGCATCTCTGATACCAAAAAGTAGAGGTGAAGTAACTCGGTGAGCTCCTAAGATATTCTCTCTCGACTGAGTGCTTAACTCTTGCCACTGCTTATCTGCATCAGTCATAGGCACAAGGTCTAAACGAGGTGCTCTATCCGAAGATTCATTAAAAGTAAATACTACCTTACCGGCCATCTTAGCACTTACCATAGTTTCCCAATTCCTTCTAATAGCTAACTGCTCTTCGGGATCGGGAATACCATTGTTAAAGTGCAGCATGTAAGAGGGTGCCATACCATTACTTAAGAAAGCTCGGTAAAACTCGCTGATCTCTCTTGTGATTTCTATGTAATTAATAGCACTATAGTAATCAGGCTTAGGATAGTATGCGCTGCCTGGTGTCATTATTCCCACAAATAGCACCTGAGAAGGCTCATCTGCTTTTGAAGTTGGATTATACATTGGGATAAATACCGGTATATTCTTTTTCTTACGCATATCATTCCAA